ATCATATCTCTTGGTTGTAAGAGTATTTCTATTTTGGTTTTTCTATCGAGTCCAAAGTTTGTGAATGAACTTTCTGGTCCATCCTTCCCAGCAATGGCATCTAGTTTTATTGGTCTCTCGAATACCTTTTGAACAGCCTCCTCGTATATTGGATCCATGGTTGTGTTAATCATAGAAACAGGGTACAATAAAATATATTGACCTACAATATCCTTGATATATTCTTTTGTGATATCGTTTATGAACTGCTGTTCACGGGGAGTTATGAAGAGGCGTGCGATGACGAATGCTCCTTGAGAAGTTTCCAGCCAAACAAACTTGCTCTTTTACCAGTCGCCACACTTGACAAAGAAGAGCGATTCAAACCGTGGCTTTCTGCAAACTCTGTGACATTTGCAATGTTTTTATATGTATTTCCGTCGGGTGATACAAATGCAAAGGATTTACTTTGTGATTGTGGGCGCTTCGTTTTTCCATCTAAAACTTTCCACCCATTACAAGTTTTAAGTCTTCCTTTCAAAAGAGCGCTTAAATGCTCCTTGTGTAGTCCATGTTTTCTTGCAAAAATACCTAATCCAACAATTGGACCATGCAAGTTGCCGCTTGGGTCTTGTAAAACTACATCATATGTCTTCAATGCAGAAGTAAATCGCCCAGCTTCTCTTGCAACATTGTAACATCGTTCACCATTATCCCAAAGAATATCAATATAAGACTGCTCACAAGTAATCAATGCTGATTCATCACAATATTCAATCACAAAAAATTTCAATTTCTGTCCTTTATTAAAAGCGTTTTGCAAATAACAGTTTGGATGGTTGCCTTTTCTCAAACAGTGAAAATGTTGACTTTTTCTACGTTTGAGATTGACAGCACTTCCAATATACACCTTGCCATTAGAAGTATTCCTAATTTGGTATATTCCTGAAATAAGATGGGGAGTTATGAAGAGGCGTGCCATGTAGCTAAATAGTATAGTGTTTTTGTATTACGGAACCAGTTAGTCCATAATCAAGCAAGACTACTTTTTGATCGCTTGTCTTCCCCCAGTGGTATACTTCTTTAATGTCTCCAGCGTTTATGTCAAAATCTTTTATGAGACCAATAACATTATCAACAAACTCAGATTCTAAAAGCTTTTGTGCTTGGTCAACAAGGTCTGAAGCTTTTCTGCGTTTCCAAATTTTGATTCTTGTCTGAAACTCACTACGCCACGATTGTTGAGCTTGAGCTTCACAAATCGCGTTTTCAAACATGGTCCATGAGAACCCCTGAATGTTTTTGAAGTCATCCTCAGAAAGAGACTTCACCATTTGAGATTCTATCCATGTGAACTTAGCGCACGATTTTCTTACTTTGGCAAGAGGTCTATATGCCTTTATATCACTTGATAGACTAGAGCTTATCAACACCTCGGCTTCATTCTGAGCAATTCCCTTGTCGTTGACAGCTACTTTTATAACATACCCGGAGTTATTGGTAGTGAAAACATGTCTTGTTGTTCCTTTGCCAATCATCTTACACCTGGAAGACAAATAACTTAGACGCTCTTCGATTGTCTTACATTTTCTGAATTCGGTAAATCGGAATTTTGCAGACACACGGTAAATATAACATAACAAGCGAATATGTTATATTCACTAACAATTTGTTATATTGTGTACATTTTCCTAATCCAGCCTTTGTGTTGCCATCTAGCCCCTTCAATTACTTGTTGAAGCTTCCAACTCTCTTTATGAGTCATGCCAAATTCTTTAGCAAAGGCATTTAGATTTTGAATATTAACATAAAGAATTCCACTTGGAGAAATCAAATTTGCCCGTTCAAACAATTTAGCTCTCGAATTTAAATCGGGTGCGCTCCACAAATTAACAGTTTCGACAATTTTACTATAGCGTTGCTCGTGAATAATTTGTCTCGACACATCAATGTTTTTCTTCGATGTTTTAGAGCGCTTTTCAACAACTTCTTTTCTAGAAAGACCTTTCTCCTTAGAGAACTTGATTCTTTCTTCTTTTGTCATCTTGCCCCACCTGGCTTTATGTACTTCGGAATTTTTTCTACGCCTGTCTTCAGATTTCCAAGATTCAATTTTACCTATTTTTTCTCTTTCCTTGGCTTCTGGTGTTGAAGCTCCTGCCTTCATCCTCTTCAAGGACTTTTCTTTGAATTCAGGATTGGACCAGAGTCTCTTACTATTTTCAGAAATTAACTTTCTTGTCTTTTCTGGGTTTTTAGAGAAACACGAACGAGATGAAGCAACAGATTTTTTATCAAAATTATAACACTCTTCCCAACTGTCAGCAAACATATCGAGACGATTTTGTTCAATAAGTAACCTATCTGCTTGTTCTCCCTCAACCACTTCAAGAACTTCAAAGATGAAAGCGTCAGTTCCTTCTAAATTGAAGGCTCCTTGAAGATGTTTGTTGTGATGCGTTCCTTTCCTAAGAGAAGCTAGATGATTATAATATCTTGATTTAAAGTTCTTTGCAGAACCAATATAAACTTTTTCATTGTTTATATTTCGAATTTGATATATACCAGACTTGAGAGAATTTCCGTTAAATTTTGTTTCCATGTTTCCAGTATATACTAGAGGGTACGGAATGTATTCGCTATCCTCTGCTGAGGTTATACCCTGGAGGCATTGGTAAGAACTTTAGTTGCTTCATGAGTTGCTCCGACATGTTTGCATCTTTTTCTGCAAGTTTGTCATATGTGAGAGAATCCAACTTTGCAATAAGACCACCTTCACCAGTCATCAGTGCAGCCATGTCTTCTCTACCTTGCGTAAGAAGTTGCTCACCATCAAGTTTCAATTCTGCGCCTGGAATTGGAATGTTGTCTACTTTACTTCTTACTCTTCCTAGAAGTGCAGTACAACATGCTAGTGTATATTGGTAAATCCAGTTCTTTGCCCAAAGGTTAATGGTTCCATAGTCAATGACACCCATTGGTATGTTTGCAGGGTTAGATACACCAAATATCGTTGAGTCACTTATAGGAGTATAGAACCCAGAACTGCCAGATACAGAATATGAACCACTGATTATTGATCCATCAGCATTTTGTGTAGCGCTTGGTGGAAATCCTACTCTGATCCATAGTTTTTGGTCATAGATGCTTAGATTTATGCCTGGAACAGGGAAGATTCTAATTTTTCTTCCTGTAATTCTATAGGAGTATGCAGAACGTCTTAGACGCATTGCAGTTTTTACGTTTTGACTTCTTAGAACGTCTTCATACAGAGGAAGAAGATAGAAATTTGTTCCCGACGAAGAATCTCCAGAAGTATAGCCACCTCCAAGTCCTGCTGGACCACCAAACCCTGCTAAGTTTGTATTTGAAAATTGTGCGTTCAGCATGTACTGAGATGGAGACTGGTGAAACACTTCAAAGACTTTCATTCTTCCAGACGACCCGCTAACCATGTAACTGGCAAGCGGAGTTCCATTAGAGTCTACAAGATCTGTGTATAGGTCGTAGTCTTGTTTGCCATTTTCTAGGTTTATAGAACCAGAATAGGAATCAAGAGACTGACCATATCCAACTTCAGCTGCATATGGCTCTGCCTGCCTAATCAAGAATTCAAAGTTTGGTCTAACGTATGTGTTGGTAAGGTTTATGGATGAGTGTCCAGTAAGAGGGTCTGTAGAGCCAGTTGGGGTACCTAGTAGATTTACAAGGTTAGATTTTGCCTGATATTCGATGATATTTGCATTGAATGCAAGAGTAGCTTGTTCAAAACAAGACCAGATCATCTTCTTTGTAAGTTCTACTGATAAGATGTCTTCACCTAGCGAGCGCAAGACAAACGTCACCATTTTGTCAGCATCAGCTTGAAAAGCTGGGGAACTATCGAAAAGTCCCAAAGGTGTTGGCTTTAGTGTTGTATTGAATGTAATGGCCATATTAGTAAATATGAATCACACGGTGAAACTAAGAAATCACCAGTCTTTAAGTTTCAATCATGATCGAATACTTACATTGGTGATACACGAAACAAAAAGTATTAATTTGGGTGGAAAGGTCTTACGAGTTAAAGTTTTAACTTCAGAACAAGACAAAGCCAGAGGTTATCAGTTTAAAAAAGAAATCCCTGACTTCAATCAGGGACTTTTGTTTGTGTTTAACAAACCAGGAATTCATAGCTTCCATATGAGGAACGTCTACTTTGACCTGGACTTGCTCTCCTTTGACGCTCAGGGACGCTTTCTAGGCTCTCAAACCATGAAGGCTACACAAGGACCCACAGCAGACAAAACAAGGCACCACAGAGGCTATGAGACACCTTCTAGGTGCATGTATGTCATTGAGTGTCAGCCAGGTTGGGGTTCTTCATTGAAGACCGGGGTTACTCGGCTAAGGTTTTGAGAATCCTGGTAGCTCTCTTGTTTAATCTCTTGAACTTGATGCAAAAGCTCTCTGACGTGATGCCACCAAACATGGAAGCGTTTGCGTGAAGTTCCGCAAGCGCCACAAGCATGAGAGTACACAAAGTCTTGGAGTCCAAGTTCCTTGACAGTATTTGTTCTGGAGTTTCTGTGTGAAAAATCATGTCAAGTCCAATGAGACTGCCAACAAGAGGGTCCCCACCATACTCTAACCACATTTCTTCTGAAAGAGCTGCGTGATTAGGAAAATGCCTTCTTCCTTGGTCGTCAATGGTTAAACATCGCGTTTTTCCAATATCATGAAAAACCGTGTAATCTTCAATGATTTCTTTTGAGTGAATTTCATGCTTTTTCCACTCGTCAAACCATGTAGGAATCTTCATTCCATCATGTTTGCCATCTAAAAGGTTTTGACACTGGTGCCACACACTGAGTCCGTGTTCGTAAACATTCTGGCTCTCGGTCTGGTAACACTCCTTCATCTGAAGGATTAGCTACTCGTGTACTGTCTTCATTTTGTTCCAATCTATTTTTGTAGGCTCTTTTTGCCAATATAAAAGCACCAAGTCATAGTAAATACTATGAACACTAATTTCAGAATTGTTGCAAGGATTGTCATTTTCTCTTGGAAGGAAACAGTATTTCTAGTTTTCTTGAAGTATAGTGGAAATTATTAATTTTATTTCGGAAGTCTCTGAATTCAGCCTTGGTAGGAATGATGCTGTCTTTGAGCTTGCTTCTGAAAGATTGAATCTCTCCTTCAAGGACAAAAAGAGTCTTGGATAGTTCTAGAACGCCCTGAGTGTTCTTTAGGTCCTCTGTTACTTCAATAAGGTCTTTGTTCTTAGTGCGAGTTGTTCTACGAATCTCATTCCAAAGCTTGCCATAGAATGTAAGAGCTTCGTCATTTACGACGCTACTCCAAAGAATACTATTCTTTGCTCTTTCGGCTTGCTTGATAGATTCACTTGAAGACAAAAATTCTGGCACTTCTAACGTAGAAGTTTTAAACCACAGGTTTGTTTCTGGTGGTTTTATGTAATAACATCCAGCTTCTTTATTGTGAAGGTATACAAAAACCGATTTTGGTTTTTGTTTGTAATCAAACGAGGTAAGAGGAATGATATTACAGATATCAATATCAGAAAGCTGTCTATACCAACTTGAATTTGTGATTACGCCAAGTGACCAATATGGTTTAATGGATAACTGCCTTACGGAGTATCCACCAGTATTATAGTTACCTAGATTGGTTCTTGATATAATCTTACTGAAGGTAGGAAGATTTATAATGAAGGAAGTTGGAGCTTCTCGAAGCTGCGCTTCAGCATCAACAAATATGTGAGTGTTTGAATTAGCTTTAGTAGTCATACTACAACAATAACATGTTGCAAATATGACTTAAACCATTATAACTTTTTTGCCCAACGTGCATACTGCGGCAGTTGGTCATAAATTACGTTGCATTCAAGCTCAAGCTTGTCGGCTTCTTCTATAGAGTCACAAGCTCGTGCCTGCTGTTCTAGTGCTTTTTTGGTTGCAAACTCAGCAAGCAAACGAACTACCTTCGACTTCTGACGAGGAGTAGCAAACAACAAGTCAAAACAAGCCTGTGGGTCTTCCATCGCAACCTTCGCAAAGGTTTGAAGAGTTTTTGTTTCTTGAGACTCAAGATTCAAAACGGTACCAAGTGCTCCAAGAGCACAAAGCTTATCTTTCAGGCTGTTGTGATGGTTAGACATTGTTGTTATTTACTTTGGAAGATTTTTCTTAAGAGACTTGCATTCTGCATTGAATTCCATGTATGTAAAATACATGTTCGAGATGTCTTTTTGGGTAATAGACTCATCTAGAATTTTTGTTCTAAAAGACTCTACTTCATTTGAAAGTTTGGTTACTTGAGCACCAAGCTTAATTAGTGCAGCAGTGTTTCGTACATCCCTCTTAGCTTGCTTCTTTGGTGAGAGTATTTTTTCTACTGCTTCGGCTCGAAGTGTATCCCAAAGCTTGCCAAATTCTTTTTCTTGGTGGTCGACTTCCCACCGTGATGCTGTGCGCTGTTGCCGAGAACCTTTACCAAACACACAGTCATGACTCCAACCACCATTAGCATAAGATTTCACGGTAATGCTAAAGTCAGAGCCATATGAATAGCTTTTTCTGAAAATTAGTTCATCGGTAGACTCCATTAACATTGGAGAGATCTTGTGCAAGATTCCTTTAATGTACTCGAAGGATTCCTTCGACTTGTACGCTCTGTTTACAGAGCTATCGTATTCTACTGGAAATGGGATTTTGCGCAAGCCATCAAGCCGAGAGGACTTGTACTTCGGGAGCTTTGCCCAAATCTCTTTTGGAATAGCCCTGAGTTCATCTTGTGGATAGTAAACTGTCACTTCTTACCTTCTCTACTTTTGCGATATGCCTCGGCTTTCAGAGAAATCTCATGGAACTTTGCTAGGCTTGGTGGCACTTCTCCACGAAGTCCACACTCCCAAGCTTCTACAAGCTTCCTAAACTCACGGGCTCCACCGTCATTGTGGTTTCCAGCATAGCCAGCATTCCTTTCCATGCTGTCAGCTTCTTTGCGCGCGCGGTGGGCGACCTTGGCAAATACTTCGTTTTCGTTACTCATTTTTAGTTCCTTTTAGATCAACTTGCAGTGCTTGAGAATATTCTCAACCGTCTTTGCCGTTGCCTTGTGGTACAAACCGTGGGTCGTAAAGTTTACAAGATTTGCATTGCTATAGCTAGCAGCATTGTAGTTGGGATCTTCCCTGCCTTCAAAGACAAGCCACGCAGCTTGTGTATTTCGTTCAACGAACACGGTGTGCAGGTCATCTGCTCTCATGCTGGCGCGAGAGTCTCTATAGAGATTCGACACCGGCTTTAGTAGCCGTTCTGTTCCTGTTGGCTCAAACTTACCCGTTCCCGTGTTGATGTAGCTTGTCCACATGAACGAATCAAGAAGAATATCCGACTGGTGAAGGTCTGTAGCAACCCGAGTTGTGATGTTTTGGAAGTCTCCAAGTACTGGTACCAAGTCAAGGTCACAGTGGTGACCATGCATAGCAAGCGACATTTCATGTACAAACTTACCATCCTTGGTTTCATTTAGCCAAAGATTGTGGTCAACCGATGCATAGAACATACGAACCAGGGCACCAGGAGTAGCATCCAATACAAGCGAATGTACCCCAGGTACGTGGCAGTTTTCTAGCGAACGAGCGGCAATGTTCTCAATTGTGTTACCGCTACAGATTTCTTTTGCGAATTCAAAGGTAGACATTTTACTTGTCGTCCTTTTCCCTGTGACATGGGGTACACAGAGGTTGAATGTTCCAGTAAGAGTTAGGACCGCCAGTGCATAGCTTGTCCTTGTGGTCCAGAGTTAGATTTTTCTTGGTCTTGCACCATGCACAGCGAAAGTCGTGCTTATACAGAACGCTAAGCCAGTCAAACTTGGAAAGCCGCCCCTTGGATAGCTTCTTGCGACACCGCTTGTTTTGTCGTTGCGTTGTCCGTCCAGCCTTGTGAGAACAATTTTCACACACCAAACCAAAAGACCACGACCGACGGTGCCCTCCAACTTCTTGGAAGGTATGGTCGCACCACTGGCACTGGTCTTGTGGACTTTCCATTCTTCTAATATACCATATTCAGAGCTGACTTTAAACTCTTTATGGAATATTTCTACCCGCCAAAAACAAGGGGTTTATGGGGTCCAATTGGGGTTTAGCCAGGTTTCCACAAGCTCCTTGGAAGTCATGACACTTGGAAGCTTTGTAGGAAGCTTGTCTACACGCACACACTCGATCTTTGTTGACTTCTGAATTCCAGGCTCCACAAGAAACTCTTCAAATAGCAAGCCACCAAGAGCTAGGTCCTGTCGAATATTATCGGTCAAGTTATCTAGCATGGTGCCTCGAAAGGCACCTACAATGCTAAATGTCGAGCAAACTCCAAGATCCTCCGACCAGTGTTCAGAAAACGACTTGCACAAAACACCAAGCTTGTTGGGCTTTTCTGTGAAACGTTGAAAGACTTCACTGTGGTGGAACTCAAATTTAGCCTCGTGTACATGGCTCATGTAGAGGTCATGACGTGCAAAGGCTTGCTTGAGGTTTTCTTGGTGTTGGCTCGGCATATAGTGAATATACCATATAGTCGTGCATGTTTAAACCAAATAAGACTTATTGTTCTGGTTCGTCTTCAACGGGTGCTGGTGCTGGCATAGACAGTGTGCTTGTTCCATGATAGTTGACAATAGTGAGCACAGCTCCATCTTCACGGATGCAAGTAACACGGTCATCTCCTGAGTGGTCTACATAGCGAAGATGAGCATATTCACATGTTCTAACTGCCGTTCTGTAGTTTTGTTCGTTGTCTTCCCTAATCAGATAGATTCCACCTGTTAATAGCCCAGCTATTGCAGTGAAAAAAAATAGAGTTGACATGGTGCCCCAACAGAAGAAGTCGTTGAATCGGCGTCCAACAAAAACCCAAAAGTTGTTCCAGTTGGTTCTTAGGAAGCCAAATTCTTTCTGCTGTTGCCTCTCTAGATCTTTTAGACGACGGTCAATTTTTAGCTTGTCAAGGTCATCAAGTCTTAGCATGATACCTCCGATATCACTAATTGCTTGATTTATTTTGTGGTCTGGGTCGGTTCTGTACGGGTCTGCCATGGTATACTCGGTTTGGTTTGTTAAAAGAAAAGTCCCTGTTACATCATAACAGGGACGGGGTTTGTTTTAAACCTATTTCTAGTGAGTCACTTCTTCGCAGCAGGCTTACGTGCAGACTTTGGAGCTGGAGCCTTTTGAGCATCGTAGGCTTCGACTAGGGCGCGCATTTTAGCAATCTTGGCTTCCTTGAGCTTAGCTTCGTGCTTAGCCTTGATTCTTGCCTTGATTACCTTAATTTTTGCTTCCTTGGCTTCATTGAGTTTAGCTTTGCTCTTTGCCTGCTTTGCCTCGTGCAACTTACGGTCTAGTTCTTCTTCGAGAACTTCGTAAATGCAGTCGCGAATTGTTTCAACGAGTTGTTCTTTGGTTGTAGTCATGATACTTTATTCTCTCTTGTCTCCAGAAATTTCTGTTGGTACGAAACTTGTTTAGTACTCACCAGAGACTAAACGTTGGTCTATGTTCTAAATATAGACATAAAGAGAAAAGCTCCACTACGCTTCAATATTTTCCCAAGTATCTCAATTCAAGAAGATCTCTTGTGGCTGCCTTTAGCTTATGACGAAGTTCATGAACCTCTGTTGTTTTGAACTTCTCATTATTTTTGAGTTTGTTTACAAAACAGTTTAGTTCTTGTTGTAGTTCAATGATTCCTGGAGCGACCTGAATGATCGCATCGGTTTTCTGAATTGCTTTCTTGTCTTCCTCAAGTTCTTTCTGTTTTGCTCTGTACTCTTTCAAAGTCATGCCTTTTTTCTTGGCTTTTGACTCTTCTAGATCTTTGAGAATCTGCCTTTTGGTTTCTCCCCACAAAATTTGCAGTCTTGGAAGATGCGCAAGAAAACCCTCAAGAACTGGAATGGCTTCGTCGTTTATATATTGGCAATTGATTATATTTGCAGGATAGTTTGCACTTCCATAGCTAATAATCCTACATAGCCTATCTACATCTTTATCTGTAACTCCAATGAACTTTATTCTTCGGTAGTCGTCTTTAGGCAAAGGTTTTATCGCGGGCGATGGTGCTATAAAAGTCCACTTGGAGAATGTAGGTTCTTTCTCTTGAGAATTTCTAGTGGTAATAGGTCTGGTATGACCTAGCCAAGCATGGTTTTCATGTTGTACAACTTGAACCATGCCAAGGCTTTTGATTTTCTTCTCAAGTTCAATTTGTTCTGATACGCCAAATAATCCATATGAATTGCCACGAAAAACATTCTTGTTTATGACATAAACCTTGTTTTCAAATTCGATACAAGGTAGTGCCATTATTGCTTGCGTCGTAAGGTCGGCTCTAACAAATGTTTTGTATGGACCAATCTGAAATTCATCACCAACAATCGTTGGGAACATATAGAAGAACTCGTCCCGAGCCGCAGCCTTGGTATGGGCACTTTGAAATTTTTCAAACTCAGACTTTTTTGAAGGTACCGTATAGGTAAAACCGTCTTCTGTGGTGATTGTTTTCATTACTTGTCTTTTCCTCTGTTTGCTTCTAGCAACATATTTGTAGCTACTTTGATGAGTTCAATTTTTCTATTCATATAGATTAGATTGATAGATTTGCTATCTTCTTCTGCTGCCTTTTTAAGAGAAATGTCGACCTCTCTTTTTAGTTGAGCCAGATAGGAAGAAAACAAGATTCTCTTCTCTGTTTCCTTTACATCTGCCTTGGTCATACCAGAACATCTTTTTTCCCTGTTCAGCTTGCGAAGATTTTCTTGATATTCCTTTAGAGGAATTCCAGCTTGCTCTGCTTCTGTTTTGATTCTTTCTCTACGTTCCTTGGCAAGCTCCCTCGCTCTAAGTTTCTTGCAACGAGCTCTATACTCGTCAAGAGCCTTTTCATAGGCGTTCCACTGAACCGGGTGCTTAGTAGAAAAGCCCCATTCATCTAGATTTCTATATGTTGTTTCGTTGCCTCTAGCATCTTTTACAACAAGACAAACCTCGGTAAGATGCAGGTAACCATTATAGTTGTTATGAGATGGAAGAGGTTTTGGAGCATATTGGTATTCCCAAAAGATACTGAGTTTGTCATTCAGTACAACGCGCTCACGAGGCTTTACGTCTTCACCAATTGGCTTCCACGCTCCATAATAGCCATATGGCTGTGTTGGTTTGGTTGGTGGTTGAGATGAATATTGCATTATTTTTTCTTCTTCGTTGAATTCTGTTTGCTGGTTCTTTTGATAGAGAAAGTCGCGACTTTAATATTCTTCTTTGTAGAAGTTATACGACTTAGATTTATGTCTTCGTTTTCGTCTGTGACTTTTGTCAGTAGACACTGAGCTTCTGCAATTAGTTCTCTTAGTTTTGAAGCTAGTTCAATTCTGTTTTGAGTGTCAGCAATTGACCGCTGGACAATTACCACTTCTTTCCTTTGAGCTGTCTTAGCTTTTCGAAGCTCGCTAAGTTCTTTTAGGGAAATTCCAAGTGCAGCAGCTTTAGACTTTCGTCTTTCTAGTGCTGCCTTTGCCATAGTCTTCTTTCTTTCCTTAGCTAAGATAACTTGATATTCACCCATTGCATCTCTGTATGTTTGATGCTCTGCTGGTGTAATGGTTACATTCTTAAATGTGTGTGGTGGAATGAATTTTTCAACATCCTTGTGCCAGGTTTTACCTGCATTGACAGACACCACAAACATGGAATTGTATATGTATCTTCCATGAGAATATACACCAGGTCCGTGCATCTCATATGTAACCCATACACTTGGAGATATCTTTACTATCTCGCCTGGCTTTGTGTTACTTGAAAAAATTTCAAGCCATGGGTAACCAAGTCTTGGTGGCGCATAGCCATTTCTACAATCTGTATATACTGTCTGCATACTACAACTATACCAAATTTACTATATGGTTTAAACCACTTAAAAGAATATTCTATAAGCAAATAGAGGACCTTCAAACAAAAAAGGAGCTACGGGCTCCTTGTTCTGTCTAAGTGTCTTATTTTGGCTTGTAGAGCCTTCAGAAGTCGTCTCTTGACAGACCCTTGGTGAAGTACGGATCCATCTCATGACCATACCTGGATTCCATTGAATCTGCTTGGTTGCTTCCAACAACAGAAACGGCAGTTGCCCACTCTTTATCAACAATCTTAGAAAAAAGTCTATCGACAATCTCATTGACAGAATCTTGATTTTGAGATAGGGCTTTTACAATTTCAATGTCGGAAGCATCTGCTATCATTGAATCAAAAAGCATTTCTCTAACTTCGGTGCCAGATGGCGGGGTGGTTTGGTCATCGATTGCAAGTTCTTCAAGAACTTGTTGAACCAAGCTAATGTTACTTTCAATCCACTTGCCCACAAACGACTCAATTTTTGTCTTGATGTCATTGCCATCACCAAACGTGTCGAGCTGTTCCCTAATAACTTTTCTGATGTGTTCTTTTAGTTGTGTCTTGGTCATAGTCTTGGATTCTCTCTGCATAAGAGACGTGCCAGATGCCTGTTCGAGCGCTCTCCAGTGATGTGGAGAAATGCTCTTTGGAACGCCACCAGAAATGGCAGCAATCTTCTTTAGGGCATCAGAGTACTTTTTCTTTTGCTTTTCAGAAGCACCGTCTGAAATATTGTGAAGCATGTCGGCGAGCTTCACTCTGAGAGCTATCTTGTTGCCCAGGATAGTTTGCACATAGGCGCCATAATCTGGCTGCGTATCCTTGTCATGGGTAAGAGATTCTACAGCGTTGATTACTTCTTCAGCTGTTTGTTCATCGCCAATAGAACCACGGATGAATGTTTTCATTTCATCAATGTCCTTGACGGTGCCATTAGAAGGGGCGTCTTCCATGGAATCGTGAAGAAGAGCTACAACAGCAGAAATTTTGTCACTTGGGTAGAACTTCTTGACAATTGAAGAAACTTCTGACGGGTGTGTCATATATTCCTTCCCACCGCGTCTCTTTTGCCCATAGTGAGCCATAGAAGCTGTGGCATTTACGTCTTCAAAATCGTCATTGGTGATGTCTTCTTTGTAAATAGTCATATCTTATATTACCATGCAGAAACAATGATGTCAAGCTGTTCTTTAATCAAGATTCCAAGTTTTCTTTTGGCTTCTTTCAATTCTGGTTGTTCAACTGGAAATGTTCCCTTTACAACTGGAGGTTCTTTAACAGACTTCCAAATAAACCATGTAACTGCCTGAACTTGCTGTGGAGTCAATCCAACAATATCAGCGACTTTACGGTAATCATGAATGATAGCTTCTCTTTCAACCTTTGTTGGTTGTTTCAAGTTTTTCAAAGCTGTCTTTAGACCTCTCCAAACGTTAATTGCGTGTCCATCTAGGACCAAATCTCTTTCAAGTTGATCTGGATTTAGCAAAGACTGAAAGAACACGGAAACCTTTGGACCGTTTACTACAGAAACGTCTCCTGTCTTTAGGATTTGATAAGCCTTGTTTACGTTTGTCTTATAAGCAGGAATCTTGTCATGCCACTTGTAACCTTCTGCTCCACCTTTGAACATCCAGTTATCCATAACTCTGCGTGCTGCCATTAGGTTCATTTTCCATCCAAGGTTTGGAGAAAGAACAGCACACACAGCAGCAGCTACTTCAAGAGGAACATCATACTGTGTAGCAATTTCCTGAACATGACCATTTGCGTATTGGTACCAGTTGCTCCAGTAGTCAATCTCTTCTTTGGTAGCCTTCTTTAGAACTGCAAGAATATTGTGATAGCCTTCGTTCTTAAAGAGGTTTAGTTCTTCATGAGGAATCTTTTGACGTGTTGGTTCGTTCATAACATAGTCAACACCAAAAGCATTTTGCTCATAGTCTTTTTGTTCTGATAGGAGATAGGATAGAAGTCTATCTAGGTTGGTGCTAGTAGTCATAGTACTGAATTTGCTTTCCATTTTCTAGGTCTTCGGCTGCGCGGTCAAATGACTCGCTGGCATCTGATGTGATATCTTGTACTGCGCTTCTGAACTTATTCATCGCCTGTGTGGAGTTTTCAACTTCTACAGAAAGTTCATATCCCTGTTCATCAGCAACATCTTCAAGAAACTCTTCAAGCCACCTGTCTTTAAAATACGAAAAGGCTTCTTCGTGAGCCTCTTGACGGTTAGGATATAGGTCATCATTGGATTGCAAGAAAGCAGTTGCAAAGTCAACCATGTCTTCGTAGTGCTTGTCTTGGTTCTTCTTGAACCATTTCTCAACTTCAAGACCGAGTTTAATCATTTCCTTGGTTTTAGGAAACTGACTTTGTTCACTAAGCTGCCCTCTTACAACCTTACGAATATGTTCTTTAAGTTGAGTTCTGGTGAGTTTCATGTTATTGCTTAAATAGTACCAAAGATGCAGTTAGGCGTAGTGAACAAACAAAAAAGCCTGCTCGAAGGCGGGTTTATGAAACTTTCCACCCACATACAGACTTACATTCTCCAATGAGAAGTTTGGTCATGCTGGAATATGACAGGTTGTTGGCTCTGCATGTTTCTTTGATGTTGTCTCCAACCAACATAGTCTCACCAGTTTCTAAGTTAACGAGCATAACATCTTTGTATTTGCTACCAGCTATCTTTGCTCTGTGTTCCTTGGACAACGGCTTTCTCTTTTGTCCTTTTTGAGATACATATTCCGGTTCAGATTCACCAAGAAACCAACCACCAGAAGATTTTGTCTTTCCTTGAACCATCAAGTGAAATGCCTTATAACTGAGATTATGCTCTTCGCACCAAGCTTTAACGGGCTTGTCAATTAGAACAGATTTACCTGTCTTCTTGTTTGTAACGGTGATGTTGGCAGAGTGCCCTTCCCATCTTTTTTTGGAGAAGTCGGATGCTTGTTGAAGCCGTGCTGGGTCCTTGTACATCTCTGTCATAAGAGCACTCATAAATTCTTTTCTTTTTTCCGTATGTGGTTTATAGGATATTCTTCTTACTTTTGTATGACCATTATAAAGCAAGGACTTGTTTGATTCAAGTGTTTTATTTATCTCTCTTTGTTCAATGTTAAATCTTGATTCTTTTGCTTGTTTTTTGTCAAGAGATTCGTCATCTATAACCTCTACAACCTCACAAATAAAAGCATCAGTTCCGCACTTGTCAAAGTCCCTTTGTAAAAACTTGCAATGGTGATTGCTCGACAGTAGTTGCCGCTGGTGAATGAGCCATCTCTTCTTAAAGGAATGAGCAGAGCCAATATATACTCTGCCATTTTGGATATTAAGAATCCGATATACTCCACCAGCATTTGACTTGTTGTGATATATAAATTTCATACTACTACAATACCATGGAAAGTCCCTTTTGCATACCGATATCAAGCAAAAAAGATACAAAAAAGCCGGGAAAACCCGGCTTAGTGTTTAATTGCCTAGAGGGCAAAGGTCCTTATATGAGTCCGAGGTCCATAACGGTTACGGTTCCGTAGAAGTCGCTTCTTACCATCTTCTTACCGTAGCGAGTCATTACACCCTTACGTGGCGTGAAGTCTTCCTGAGCGTAAACAACAGGAGTCAAGATAAGAGGAACATATGGAGCGTAGATGTAACCGGACTCAAGGAACGTGTTACCCTTTAGACCAACGAGGATCTTGTTACGTGGGAAGTAAGGGTCCTTGTAAACCGTGTAACGGTTGTTTAGGCTACCTACTGCCTCTGCACCAATTGTCATGCTGTCACGAACCTGACCGTCGGAGTCAACCTTGTAAGCCATCTTGTACGCCGTGAGGTGCTCAAGGATGGTGCATACGTCTGGTGACGTTACGATGAAGTTAGCGGAACCACGAAGAGTCTTCACGTGAATCGTGTTAGCGACGTCGGTGATTGTCTCAAGAAGGGTTTGGTACCACTCTTGAACGTTCGTGAATGCCATTGGACCTGGTGCAAGCGTTGAGCTCTGTAGAGCTTCTTGTCCTGTGTGCTTGTTGACAATCTTACCTGGGGCACGGCTCCAGAAGTAGTTTGCAGCATTTGCCTGCGTAAGAAGGTCGTTCAAGATTTCTCTGTCGATATCAAGGGTGATCATCTCAGAGAGGATGTTTGTCAATTCAACTTCAACGTCGATTGAGTAGAATGCCGTAAGGTCTTGAGCCATTTCTGGGGACCAACGTGCACGCAACTTACGAGTTGTTGCAGTAACTGATGTGGACTCGATCTTGATGTCAACTTCTGGGATTCTTGGGCTTGAGTCAATTGCGAAGTTGCTTTCGAAACTTGGGATTGTCAAGGTAGAACCATCAGAGTTCACGGAAAGAGCATCAGAGATTGCAGCAGATGCTGAAATGAAGTTAGATGCTGGGTTTGGCGTTGCTGCCGTGTTCGTCAAACGAAGTACGAACTGAACGTGTGTTCCACCGAGTGGATCTGGAGTGAATCTGGATCCGTCGAAGTTACCACGCTTGTTGAGCTTACGAAGGTTTAGAACTCCCGTACCACCCTGGAACTGCTCGCCCCATGCAACTGCACCGTTTGCGGCTGTACCGAAACCTGTGATTGCAACTTGGTCGATGTTCGTAAGGTCTGCTCCATTGATCTTGGACGTGATTTCAGAAGCAAGAATGTGCATGAATGCATAGTCAAAGTCTGAATCCGTTACGCCGACTTCAATTTTGTCGTCGTAGTTTACGAAACGTGCGTTGTAGCCAGTGAAGTCAACTGCGTTAGCAACTGTCTTTGCTGCTTGCCAGGTAGAACCTGATGCCCATGAACCGATGTTTGCAAGGCTGGAAGAAACTGCTACCGTTGCAAGGTGAACCTTGCTGAAGCCTGTTCCGACAAGGTCATACTGACCACCCGTTGCAAGAGAACCAGTAGCGATACCGGAACCAGCTGGGTTGGTGTAGATTGACTGACCCTTGGCATATGTTGCCGTTGTTGCAGCGTCAGAAAGTTGAATTCCTGCGTCACCACCAACGTTTGAACCGTAGGTGTAGTCGAGGTAGAACAAAAGACCTGATGGAAGGCTCATTGGTTGTACGGATACAACTTCATTTGCAATCAATCCTGCGAATACTCTACGAACGATTGGGAATGCAACGTTTGAGAAACCTGTTACTTGACCGCTTGACACGAGACCTGCTGCGCCTGTTGACAGAGCGTTGGTTTCGCGAAGAAGCTGTGCAGCTTGGTTCTCAAGAAGACGTGCCATCGTGTCACGCTCTAGAGGACGGAGTCCTTCTAGAAGACCGGTTTGACCCCACTTCTTTGCAAGTCTTGGTGCCTCGGAATTGATGCTATTTTTGTTAATTCCTTCAGCGAGTTGTGATAGTGAAAATGTACTTTTCATGTTCTCTCCTAAAATTTTCTATTTGTAAATATAGTGCTATTTCTCGAAATCCAGTTTGAGTCGATTATTTCTTTGCTTTGATTCCGGCAATCTGTTGCCATCTTGAGACTTCGAACTGGTTGTTTGTGTTTGTACGAGAGACGCTTTCTGTAAGCTTTGCACTTCCTGGCGTGGTGACCCTTGAGGCAGAACCAGCCAATTTGCTAGAAGTTTCGGACAGATGCTTGTCTAGGCTTAGCTTAATCTTATTGAAGATGGTCTTTGCCTCGGCTACGGTCTTTGCTCTATCAAGATGCTCTACGATTTGGCGCATTGCTTTCTTTGATAGACCTTCTCTCATCAGGAACTTATTCAAATACACAGCTTTTGCTGTGAATAGATTTTGTGATTCAAGAGCTTCTTTTAGCTCTGAAATTTGTGCATCCTTATTCTTAAGGAGCTTGCGAGCCTGTTGTACTTTGCTCTCGTTTACCATTGCAGCCTTACGAGCCTTACGGTAACGTGATTCATACATGCTCTCTTCAACTGGGTCAACTACTGAGTCAGTGTCGTCAACAAGGATAACCTCATCGTCACCACTCATATCATCAGAACCACCCATGTCGTCTACATCTACGTCAGGTCCGCCTGCTGGTGAACCACCCAAGCTTACGTCAACATCGAATGAAGATGCATCGAAGTCTGCAAGAAGAGCCTCTAGCTCATCAGGAAGGTCAAGGTTAAGAACGAGGTCTGCACCACCGTCCATATCCATGTCTCCAGCTTCATCATCAACAACATCAACAACATCCATTGAGTCGTCGTCGTAGCTGTCTTCTGGACCGGCTCCGAAATCATCTTCGTCTTCCATTGCTTGTTCCTTTAGATTCTTCTGGGATGGATCGGTTCCGCCTTCTGGCTCGCCATCTTCCCATGACTCTTCATCTTTTGCTTCTTTCAAAGCGCGCATCTTATTACGAATGTTTTCCTTGCGGATTGCACGAACTGCTTCAGCAATTTCCTTGTCGTTTACTTCGAACTCAACAGCTGGTTGCTCGGAGGTGTCACCGAAGCCCTCGGCTCCTTCTTCAACAACTTCCGTGTCACAGTCTTCTTCTTCTGTTGCTTCCTTGAGACGAGCTTCGCCATCAGCCCACTGCTTCTCACCGTGGTCAACATCGTTGATGTTGTCGGCATCTACAGTTCCAGAAACGCCTGGGAGCATTTCCTCGGAAAGGTGAGTTTCATCCTGTGAAGCTTCAATGTCACTTGGCTTACCACCAATTGCTGGGGATACTCCACTCTGACGCTTTGCTTGTGCAGTTGCGGACTTGTCTGTTGGCACACCAGTCTTACCGGAGTTTGCTGTGTCTTGTGCAATATCAAGTTCTTCTTCGTATAGTTCAGCAGCGAATTCTCTAAGTGTCTTGGTCTTCATAGTGTTGTTTTTCTCACTTGTTATATTGTAACTATTATCTTGCCCAGCCTCTTTCAGCTTTAAGTAGAAAAATTCTAGTTTATTTTCATTAATTTTTGCTTGACGAGCAGAAATTGCTCCTCTTTCTACAAGAGAGTCCAAACTTTCAACAAGTGTAAAGAGTTTTGTCTTGAGTGATTCTTTTACAATGTCGTTAGATGGACCTGTGAAATAAACCCTGTCAATCTTAGAAGAGACTTCGTTCAAATGGTTTACAAAGTTTCTGTATGAGATTGATTCAGGCTGAATTGGAGCCAAAGCATCAGTGCCAGGTTCCTCTTCACCGAGTTCTTCGGTTGGTTCAGCAGGAGCTGTTCCAACAAGGTCAGGAGTAGCCGAAGGGTCGGCTGGTGTTTCTGAGCCATCCACTGGCATTGGTTGTGGGACTTCTGCATCAAGTGCTGGAACCGCTTCACCTTCACTGGCAAACAGGTCATTAAAGTCTACAGTGATCATTCCATTTTCATCAGGAACAGACACGTTCATAAGATCTGTTCCAGAAGGAGCAATAGGAGCAGCCACCGGAGCATCAGCTAGACTTGCGTCTAGTCCATCTTGTCCTGCTGCGTCTGTTGTTGCTGGTGCTGCGGCAACATCTGGTGCCGGAGGTGTAGCTGTTGGGTCATCCAAGGCGCTTCCACCAAGGTCAAGGTCATCATCTTGTTCAATGAACACAGATGTCTGCTCGTTAATCTTTTTGGAAATCATTTCAGAAATAAATGGCGAAACTTTTTCAATGATGCGATTTTTTGCATCTAGTTCAGCAACTTCTCTTAGTTTTTTGGCATCAGCGAGTGCCTCTTTATAAATATCGCTCATTAGTTTTTTCCTTGTGTTCTATCAAGAGTTGCAAAAGTTTTCATCTAGACTTTGGAGTTGAAGTACCGAAGTTTCCAAGACTTCCAAGAGTTACCTTGCCGATGTTCTTAGAGCTTGCAGATGGATTTGGGAATCCTTCAGAGTTTGTGCCAAGTACTGGGGCAACAAATGGGTCACCGCCTCCGCGAGCCATTTTTGTTACCTCGACACCAGATGCTGGGATAGAAGCTGGGTTCATACCCTCTGCTGGTGAAGCAATGTTTGGAGCATAAGGAGAACCTGGTAGTCCGCCACCACCAACTTCAACTTCATCAAGGTTTGGCGCAGCAGCGTAGTCAAGTGATACTTCACCGAATGTGTGACCGCCATCATTTACAGTTGCAGCCTGAACAGTTTCAATGAACTTTGTTCTAAGTGTCTCTGCTGTAAGCTCTCCAGAATGGATTGGGGAGTTTGGATAAGCCTTTTGATGAATAACAGTTCCAGATGAACCATTTGCTTGAACGGTTACTGGTACTTCTACTGTTAGTTGTTGATGTGTTGGCATGCTATTTGACTCCTAGAGTTATCTGTCTGACTTGTAAATATGTCTTATGTTTAAATCTTCTTAGAACGTTGACTCATCTTTGCTACTTTAGCCCATCTTGAAATATCTCCATCGGGAGCTAGTGCTTCAATTGTTTGAAGTTCTTCTTTTAGTTGTGCTTGAGTAGCAGCGGTTTCTTTTGGAAGAAGACCGTTCATTCCTCTTGACTCTGGGTCGTCTCTTTGAGTCATTAAGGTTGTCATAGCCGTATCTGCAAAGATTGACTCCATTAGATTTGTACGTTTTGGATCTCCAGCAGTTTGAAGTGCTGTAGCTCTAATGATGTTAGATAGTCTGTCTGGTACTTGCTGTTCTTGTTGAACATTTTGGTTTTTGCGAGCTAGGTGACTTTGTTCATAAATGATTCTAGATGGACCCTCACTCAAATATTGAGGAATTCCTGTTTCATCATCTTCTATGTTGTGATTAACTTTTGAAGAATTGAGAACATCAAGAAATGAAACATGTTGAGATGTAGAACCTTGTGAGCGTGGTTGAATAGACTCCATCATTACTTCTTTGAGCGCGGAATTAAAAGAGCCTTCATCAAGAAGTTCCTTTATGCACTCTTTTAGCATTGACTTGAATTGTTTTTTGGTAACCTGCATAAAACTTACTTACCTTCGCCTCTGATTGCTTTGTCTAGTTCGATTAGTTCATTAGCTAGTCTATCAATTCTATCTTGTCTATTGAAAATTTTGTTGAGGACCTTTGGGTCATATTCCTTAGACTCTTTGAACATGAAAGCACCGTGTGTTGATGGTTCAGATACAAAGTCCCAACAGATGAAGTGCAAGTCGTCTTGAACAACATCAGCACGACCATTATTAGTCACAGAGCCTAGTGCTCTAGAAGAGATACCTACAGTTACATTGTCTTCAATGTACGTTCTGAGAATTTGACCCATTGGGGACCTAAGTACTTCAACTTCTCCAATCACGTCGCCGTTGTCTTCCATATAGATGTCAGTGATGATATGAGAAGTGTTTTTGAGGTTCACAACTGGTTCATCCGAGTGGTCTAGTTCACCGTGTGCTCTTCTTTCAACTACAAGCTTCTTGTAGTTCTCAATCTCTCTCAGCAAGATGTCTCTTGGATAGATACGCCCGTTCTGGTTCTCTGCGTCTGCTCTTTGAATCACTCCCTTGAGCTTTAGCTTGCCGTCGTTCTTTTCGAGCGACTCTTTAATTTGTTCTTTGGTGGCTCCGAAGCCAATCCATTCTTTAAGCAGTTTCATTGCTGTTTAGTTCCTCTCTGAGCTTCGAAGCAGTCATGTAGAAAGTCACCATGTCATCAGTGATATTCTTTGGTGAAACTTCTTTGTATCTACCTTCTAGCAAGGACTTAATTTTCTGTAGCTTCTCTACAACCCTCTTGTTGTCAGAGGTCTTGGTTTCATAGTCAATATACGACAGAGTTGTAAGCCTGATTTCTTTTAGAGACTCTGCAAGCTTTGTTATGTTGCTTGTTTCCTTGGAGAAGACATACAACTCAATAATTTCCTTTTGAATGTCAGTAAGAGTGTTTTCATACTTCTTATTGAATTTCTCGGTCATTATGCTAACAACAAGCCCATCAATGTCCTTTTCGTTTAGCTCTAAAACACTTGGGTCAAGTGGAGCAAACTTGTTTTCTTTGATCAGGTGCTCAAGAACCATATCCTCTAGAGCCGACGTTTCTGATAGGTTGCTATGAATTCCATCTCTCCATGAGTTCATAAGAACTTGGATTGATGCACAAAGCTTGTAATCGTTTACTTCTCTTGAAAAGAATTTCTCATCAGCGATTGATGCCTTGACCTCATGAAGCAAGGCAGTCTTTTCTTTGTCAAGTTTTGAAGCATCCAATTTCTTACAGTGAGACTTTACATCTTCAAGAAGAGACGCAGCCACTTCTCTGTTTTTTACATTTGTTTTGTACAGAGCATTGAACAGAGCATGCTCCTTGGCAAGTTCAGAGTTTTGATTGCCAAGGTGTTTCATCCAAAGCTCTTGAGCCTTATCAACCTGAGAAAGTTTTTTATCTACAATGCATGATGCAATATGCTTAGAGAGAAATTCATTTATCAATCCAACATTTCTCTTCTTATTGTGTTTGAGTTGCTTCAACATATTATGGTCCTGTTTTAGCTAGCAGTTCCATATAAATAGGTTATCTAAGCGGTAAAACATCGCAATTGTTTGTTTGGGTGTTTTTTTATGAATCTTGAGTAAGAATGTCTCCGAATTCCGAGTCTACATCGTCATCTTGAATGCTTACGTTTTCCATCAAAATCTTTGAGTCATCAGATTTATCTTCTTCGTCTGAAGTGAAGTTAGAGCCCTCAGAAAGAATCTTAAAGACAGTATCATCCTTCTCAAGCACAACTTTGAGTTTAGCAAAAATAGACTTCATTTCACGAGTCATTGAAATCTTTCTAGAGACATTGATTGTTACTTCTTCTCCAAATGGACTATCTAGGAAACTCTTGTCATACAAGTCAGTCAGTGACCTACTCTTTGTAGACATCATTGCACCGAAGTCTGGGTTAGCAAGATTTCCTCTTCCTCTGGTTCCAACTCTTCTACTTCTGTTGTATTTTTTGTCTGACCAAGTAGACTTAGCGTCTGCCTTCAGTGGAGCACTATTAGAATCATACTTGACGTAGTAAGGATCTCCATTGTCATCATATGACCTAATTCTGCTTAGAAGCTCTTCAGCAGATTCAGAACCATCAATTAGTTCTGTGCCCATGTTTTCCTGTGGTGGTAGTTTTTCTACGTTCTCACCAGGAATCTCATAGTTTGTAGGATCAAAGGCATCCACGGTTTTAGCTTGCTGCTCAAGTCTTTCCTTTGCTTCTGTTGCTTCGAGTTCTACTTCAAGAATCTTATCTTCAATCTTTTTCTTTTTGATTGCAATGATATCTTCGTCAGTGAGTTCTAGGATTACTTTTCTAATCCAGTCGTCATTTACAAGACCAGTATCTTTTAGGGCGGCAGCAGTGTCGGTTTTTGTCTGCCAAATTTCAAGTCTCTGTTGAAGAGCAATCGTAGAAGGGTTGGAAAGCTTCAACTCAAAGTTAATCAAGTCTTCGCCATCAAATCCCTTGGCGAACAAGTGAATCATTGCAAGCTTGTTCAGTTCGGCAACAATAATTTTCTGTAGGATTCCAACTGTACGGGAGAAACGTACATCTTCCTGAGCGAGAGTTGCCTTTGAGCCAGTTGACTCATCATAGTTGAGGTATGGTTTAGGAATCTTTAGAGCAGCAAATAGCTTCTTTTGAAAGTATTCTACGTCTTCAATTGCTGTTGCGTTTGTACCACCAGCAAGAGTGTCAATCTTTGTACCTCCTTCAGTACCTCTAACAGCAATGAAGTAGTCTTCGTCGATGCTAAGAGGATTATTTCTTTGGTCACCTCTACCTTGAGAGTTTTCTGTTCTAGTAGTAGAACGCAAAGCAGTCTTTGCAGCTTCCATGTATGCAGGTACGTCAGCAGGTGCTACGTTTCCAACATCAATATAGAATACTCTTCTATCTGGCGCTCTAATAACACGATATACAAGCATTGCATCTTCAGCCATCTGTAGGATGCGCCAAATTCTTCTTGAGGACTCAATAACACTTGTACCATACGGCAAGAATGCATCGTTGCCAAGAATTCTCATGTGAGTTACCTGCCAGTTTTCTAGATACTGGTTACCACGAGTAAGCCACTTGTATCTAACAGCAGAAGGATCTTGTTCATCATATCCTTCTTCACGTTCGAGTTCGCTTACTGGGATTGGTGCTACATTTACAATTCCAAAATCTGGAACAACTTCATTCAACATGAAAAAGTCACCAAACTTTGCTAGGTTTCTAGTCCAAGGTGGTAGGTTGAACTCAATGTTCATTGTATCATAAAACAAGTCATCTAGTGCTCGCTTGATTTCTGGATTCTTAGAATAGACATGGAAAGACTTTCCTCTATCATCACCACCAACAACTTCGTGCGAATAGATATCTAGAGCGCTTGCAATTTCTGCACAGTATTCCATGGCTGCATAGTCTGCGTATCTAGCCATTCTATCAAGAAGTCCAGTTTCACCCATAGATGAAAATGGTGAGTTTTCCCTGCCAAAGCTTTGAGGTTGTGGAGCACCGAGTCTATGTCCTCCATGTTGTGCTTGGGATGCATAGTAACTTCTGTGGTCATATCCCTTTACTCGTCTTTGAATGCTTGGGTTAGACCTGAAAATTCTTGACATTCTTTTGAAGAATGTTTCTGTTGAAGCTTGTTGATTATTAGGCATTGAAGTTTGTTACCTGCTCTGGTATTTCTTTGTGTGACTTGACTAGAATTTGTTTGTAGTCCTCTACAATTTTTGGTAATTCATTTGGAAACTCAAAATTTGGTCCTGTAAGTTCTGTCCATAACTTCTCAAAGGAATTGATATCTGACCAACTGCTTCCAAAAAGCCATGCTGCTAAATCGTCTGTGTTGTCAAGTACAACTTTCTTTTCCACGACTTCATTTTTACCATTTGGAAGCATATTGTATTTTCTTACACTAAGACCGTCTCTAAAGTTTATGACATATTTTGAGTTTTTGTCTTGAGATGGTGCATTAGATACTATAGCAGCAAGCAATAGGTTTCTGTAAGCAGCCTTGAACTTACTATCATCTGGAGCACCTGACAGGATAGTTTTCATCCACTCTTTGTTACCGATGAACACGTCAATTTGAACTAATCCAGGTGTACCAACTTGTACAGTTCCATCGGGTCCAACAGCATCTAGAACATTTCCAGAATCATCTACTACTTCAGTAAGAACATGAAACTGACTAAGCCCCCTGTTGACTGTATACCCAACACCAAAAGTTTTAAGATGATCATCGAGTTCCTTCCAAAAGTCGTTTGGAGAATCTATAGATTCAATTCCATATTCTTGTGCAACGTCTTTTAGAGATACGGAGACATCGATGTCTCCAAGAAGAGGTTTTGAGAAATTACCGACCAAGTCGAACTCAATATTTCCTAATCCAACTGACCGAAGTGCTAATTTGATTGTTGCATTCGCAGCTTCTCTAGGAACAAGGGAATTGACTTTGTCAAATACATTACCTCCCTCAGACAACAGCAATCCTTTTTTGTAGAACTCTAAGAGACTGAATTTCTTTTTTGTTAACATGCTAAGTGTAACTATCTATCTTATTAGACTCTAGTACCCTATGACTATCTATTATGGTAGTCTTCCACTTATAAAATATTGTGTATATAATGAATGGTTTAACCCGAGAATATAGAGACCTGATTGATTATGTAATTTTGATTGTAGATGGAACGTCTATAGACTGGCTTACAATTAGAAAATTGTTGATTAGCCTTAGCAGTCCAAAAGACAGAAGTAACTTTGCTCGTAGACATCACAGTAGTAAACTCCCGCAAATATGTGAATTTGACCACTTGGTTATCTCATATTGGGAAGAAAAGACTGGCACATCATTATTTATCGATGAACAAAAGCTACATCCAACAGCTACATGGAACAAAAATCCAAAAGGTTGGGGTATACGTAAATTCAATAGCGAGAGACATGAACGAACAACAACAAAAAATTCTCAACAAGATCATAGCTGAAGAAGTTCAACGAGTCTTGGCAGAAGAATTTCAAGACCCTCTCGCAAAAGCTTTCTTGCAGCCATTTGCCGATGTTATTGACACTGCTAGAAGAGGTCTAGAGAAGACAACAGCACAGATTTGGGGCAACACAGAAAAACTCGCAAAGCAATTCGGTACTCTTTTGATTCCTCTTGTGCCAATTGATACATGGACCAAGGAAGTTGACGCAAAGATAAACGACCGACTGAAAGGCATCAATTCAAAATATCAACCAGTAATTCAACGAAACCTTGATAATATCAGGTCTAGAGATGCCTGGGGCATTCCATATCTTCTAAATCCAGCTCTAATGACGGGAATCAACTTGGCTATGGGTTCCTCTGAAGCTGCTCTACAAACACTTGAGGCACTTACTGGTGCTAATCCAACGATTACGAAAATGAGAAAAAGAGCCGAGGAGATCAACACAAGAGTTACTGTTGGAAGTTCAAGTCCTGTCGGTGAGTCAAGGAAGCCATCTAGGAATTCCGTAAAAGGTTTTAGAGAACAGGTAGAGCCACAATCCACTCGTAGTCCACAAGAAGTTGAAAAGGCTCTTGCAGCTCAAATAGAAAAAGTTGCTTCCCATCCAACAATTCAAAACGCAATAAAGAATTCTCAACTCACAAAGCAATTACAACAAATTGGAAGAGAATCCCTTATTTCTACCGTAGCTGATGCAATAAATTTCAATTCGTATCATGAAATGAAAAACAAGTTTGCGTCAAACCCAAAATTTGCTCAAGTGGAAAATCAACTGTTGTCAGAGCTTCCTGAAGGTGGGACACCAGAACAAGTTCAACAGTTCAAGAATGCTCTTCCAGACAAAGTTAAACCTCTAATCAAACAGATGTATGTTCAGCAACTACAAAAAACTCTTGGACAGGCTCCAGAACTTTCTTCAATTGTTAGCGAGATTCAAGCTCTCTAATCTATACACCGCTTAATTTTACCTTTATTCTTTGCTTACACACGTCAAGACAAAGTCTTTTGACATACAAGGAATAACAAATGGTAGCAGAACTAGAACCACAAGAGCAGGGCGAGCTTAAGCAATTGCTTCAGCAGTTCATGGATCGTTATACTCGCGTTGAAAATGAAATGGAACTACTCAAGGAAGATGCAAAATCTCTTCTGGAAGAGTTTGAAGACAGGCTTGATACCAAGACTCTCAAGGCAGCAATTCGCATTGTTCGTGCAAAGAGAAAGATCAAGCACCAGGATACATTTGAGCGTTATGAGTCAGTATTGGATGACCTGGAGACTCTATGAGCAAGGCGCAACAAGTAAAGTTTAAGATTCCCGTAATTTACTATGAAGACCCAGATGAAGATCAGGGAGCCAATCCAATTCCTTATATCCCAATGGACCAAGGAGAAGACTGGCCAACCATTCTATTCATTCAGGAGTATAGAGATACTGGCGAAATTGAACCTGATGACCAAGGAAATCCACAACCAATTTGTGATGTATATATGCATAAGTTTGTAGATATGGAATTTCTAAAAGACAATCTCGACGCAAAGACAAATGACATTGTCCGCGTAGCACTAGGAATGGAACCACTAGAAGTTGCCAAGAAAAAGGGAGCACAAATTCTAGACAAGGTTTACAACAACGTAAACACAACCAAAGAAGGCACACACAAATGAAACTACACGCATCAGCAATTGAAAAATTAATTTCTCTGTTTAATACCTATGGAGGTTCACCAGATGAAGTGAAACTCAAGAAGTTCATTCAAAATCTTGACTTTACTCCATACGAACAGAAGACTACGGTCGATCAGCAAATGATTCTAGTTCTTACAGAAGACTACGTTAAAGCCTTAAACAACAAGAGATAATCATGGCGCTAAACCTAGAAGACCTAGATATAGGACAAGTACTTTACATTGTCTCTGATAAAGAGACAAGGGTTGTTCCTGTTGTGGTTTCCGAACAAGCTACAATTAAAACACTTGAAGGAAACTCTACAACTTGGAAAGTAATTCTTGGTCCAAAAGAAAAGCGTAAGACTGTTCCACTTGACTCAATCAAAGGCGAAAAATTCTTTTCGCTCAATGAAGCAAAAGACTCCATACTTTCAAGCTTTGTTGAGTTTCTTGACCAGGCAATTGAGAAGTCTCAAAAAGATACCAAGTCTTGGTATGGACTAGAGGTTGAGTCTCTCAAATCTGTCAAATCAGTTAAAAAAAACGCCACAGAAGAAGAGCAATTCGATGCTGATTCTTTCTTAGACGTTATAGAAAACAAAAGCCCTACAATTAAAGCTGCTTCGCTAAAAGCTGGATTGGAGGTAGACTCCATGTCAGAAGTGAGACTATCTGAATCAGACTCTGCTGAACTTAGAAGAGCAAAAATTAGGGCAATGGCGCACGTACCAGAAGACGAAGAAGATGACATGCTCCCTGGTGGAGGTGGTTCTTCAAAGAAACAGAAAGTAATCCTACCTGGCGGAGAAGAAGTCTTCGTAACGGTTGACTAAAAAATATGTCTACAAATCAAAATGATGAAATCTTTCAAAAGGTTGTTCTAGAAAAAGAAGCTCACATAGAGCTTCTCAAAGGTGCAACCATTCTTGCAAATGCAGTCAAGAGTACAATGGGACCCTCTGGTCACTCCGTTATTATCGATTGTCTAAAAGGTCCTCCGCTTATTACAAAAGACGGCGTAACTGTTGCGAAAGCAATCAATCTAAAAGAAAGACTTCCTTCGATGGGAGCAGAACTTCTAAAAGAGGTTGCATCAAAGACCAATGAGCTAGCAGGTGACGGACCACAGCCATTATATGCCAAGGTTCTTACACCTAATGGTTGGACTACTATGTCTAGTATTAAAGTTGGTGACACCATTTGTGGAACCAATGGAACACTACAGAAGGTTCTTGGTGTTTATGACAAAGGCATCAAAGACATTTACAAAGTCACACTATCAGATGGAAATAAAGGAACTCGATTTATCGAGTGCAGTGAAGAACATTTGTGGAGTGTGAAAACTTCCAGAGGAACACGTCAACTTTTATCAACAAAGCAAATGTTAAATAATGGCATTGATAAAAAAGGAACCAAAGTTGGTGGAAAATTTTTTATTGAACCAACAACTGTAGAATTTACAAACTCAGACCTTCCAATAGATCCATATTTGCTTGGAGTTCTTCTTGGAGATGGTAGCCTCTCGCAAAAGGGAGAAATTGAAATTGCAGTTGGTCTTAAAGAAGACTATATTTTAGATAATTTGAAATCAGTCTTACCTGAAGGTTGTAAACTTCGTAAGCAATACTATTACGATAATAAGCATTATATAAGAGCTACTATTACTGGCTGTGTTAGACCTGGAAAATCCCGTGGCGATTTAAAGTCAAACATAAAAATTCTTATGAAAGACTTAGGATTGCTTGGAACAGACAGTCATACCAAGTTTATTCCTAAGCAGTTTCTATATTCAACAATATACAATCGACAAAAACTTCTAAATGGTCTTATTGACACAGATGGATATATCAACAAAAGAGGATTGTTTGAGTATAGCACGGTTAGTGAACAGCTAAGTAGTGATTTTGTAGAACTATGCAGAAGTCTTGGAAAAGTTGTATGTGTCCAACACCATACAAGAAAGCTTGGTAAGGGTTCATATAATTCTGGTCCTATTTTTAGAATTTCAGAACTAAAAGGCAATCGACACGGACTTAAAATCAAAAATATAGAAAAACAAAACAAACAAACAGAAATGATGTGTATCAAGGTGAGCAACGATGACCATCTGTATATTACAGATGACTACACTCCAACCCATAATACGACAACTGCCACAGTTCTTGCTCATTCAATGCTGGCATCAGGTATCAAGACCTTACACACAGGAAGGTCTTCTATTCAAATGAAGACTGGAATGGATGTAGCAACAAAATACGTTCAGGACTTCTTGAAGTTCTCTTGTGTTCCAGTATCTGGAAGAAGCGACATTGTCAACATTGGAACCATATCTGCAAATGGAGATTCTGAGTTAGGAAATATCATCGCAGATGCAATTGAACAAGTTGGAAAAGATGGCATCATTGCTATCGAACCATCAAAAACTAGCAAGACAACTCTTACTTGTGTGCAAGGAATGCAGATTGGACAAGGATTCTTGTCACCATTCTTTATCACAAACAACGACAAGGCAAACTGTGAATTTGAGAATCCAATGATTCTTATTACAAGCAACAAAATTTCTTCAATTGAAGACATCATGCAGGTGCTTCAAAAATCTTCGGATGAAGAAAGACCACTTCTTATCATTTGTGATGATCTAGAAGGAGAGGCTCTACACACGTGCATTGTCAACAAGACCAAAGGCATAGTTCAGGTATGTGCTGTAAAGGCTCCAAGTTATGGAGAGCATAGAGCAGATGTTCTATCTGACCTTGCAACGGTTCTCGGAACAGAAGTTATCGGAGCCACAAGCGCAACTAGCCTAAAAAACATCTCGCAACTCCAACTTGGAACATGTGCAAAGGTGATAGTAACAAGAGGTGCTACTACATTTATTGGAGATGAATCAGATGTAGCCATGAAAGAGAAAACAGAAACTCTTGTAAACTCAATTAGAAACGTCTTATATACAGATGGAACTCTAAATGACCTTCGAATTTCCAAATACAAGGAACGCCTTGCTAGACTTTCGGGTGGAGTTGCTGTTATCCACGTTGGTGGCTCAACAGAAACGGAAATCAAGGAAAGAAAAGATAGAGTTGAAGACGCTGTTAATGCAACTACAGCAGCTACTCAAGAAGGTATTGTACCTGGCGGTGGAACTACTCTATACTATGCAGCACAGTATCTCAAAGGTCTTGTAAAAGACAGGCTTTGGGAAGAAGAATCAGAAGATTTTGTTTCTGGAGTCAAGATTATCATAACAGCGTGTGAAGCTCCTCTTAGAACGATTGTAGAAAATACAGGAATTTCACCAGATGTTGTATGTCAAAAACTTCTAGAGGAACTCTTGCTTTTAAACTTCAACAAAGAAGCAACAATTCGTACAATGGAGCTAGCAGGAAACACAAAAGAAGAAATCGACTTCTTCCTAAAGAACAGAAAACTCGACTACACAAAGAAGAATGTAACTTTTGGTTATAATGCAGCTTTGGGTGAGTATGGTGACCTAATCAAAGCAGGAATTATCGATCCGGTAAAAGTTACGAAATATGCGCTAGAGCACGCAAATAGTGTCGTTGGACTTGTTTTGACATGCAATGCCGTTATAGTTAATGAAATTCCTGCCCAGCCAAATACATAATTGTATTAAATTTATTTATGATGGCAAATCAAATAGTTCTGGAATCTATAAAATTAGAAACATTCAAAATGGCAGAATCTATATTGGGTCAGCAAAAAGATTCAAAGAAAGATGGTCAGCACACCTAAGCAATCTTGAGAGAAACGCTCATGCCAATAAATATCTACAAAGAGATTTCAACAAATGTGGAACAGATTCATTTGAAATAAGTATTGTAGAAATTATTGATGGACCAAAAGACAAACGACTTTTGGCTGAAGGGAGATACCTTCTACAATATCACGACAAATGCAAACAATGCTACAATATAAGAAAGCTGCCGACTTCCAATGGAGGATTTTCAAAAACATCAGAGGAAACACGAGAGAAAATGTCTTCTTCAAGAAAAAAATATTGGAGCATCCAAGCAAACAAAGACAAACAATCAAAAGTTTCAAAACAAATTTGGTCTACAAAGAGCAAACAGTTCAAACAAAAAAATCTTGAACGAATGCTAGAAGGCAGACCAGAAACACTGTCAAATGAACACAAGGTGAAAATAAAAGAAACTGCGAAAAGAAAATTCTTAAAACTAAACCCAAAAGAAACCTTAGTTGTGTCAGAAGAACAAATAGCTTTATCAATGAGTAAAGACAAATTTAATTCGGTTCGAAATAAAAAGGTTCAAATCGAAAACTTGATAACAAGCCAAGTAATCGTTTGCTATAGTATCAGCATGGCTTCAAGAATCATACAAACAAATACGGCTTCCCTAATGGCGGTTCTAAAAAACCAAAGAGAACATTATAAATATTGGAAAATAACCTATATCAACGAATAAACAAAGGAATAAAATTATGATTGGAGATAGAGTAAGAATTGGTGCAACTGGCACCTTTAAAGAAGCAGCAGACGCCATGGTGTTTGTTTACAGACCAAAAGTAGACGCCGAAGGAAAGTTCATCGAAGTCGGTGATGGAACCTTCATGTTCGAGTCAGTTGGTGGAGTAAAAGCTGGTTCCAGTGGAACAATTCAGGGTGGAGCCGTAAAGGTTCACAGAACCCAACTAAAGACCTATAGTGGAATGGCTGGACTTGGCTCAACAGACAATGTCTTGATGTTCCCAGTATTCCTAGACCATTATCAACAAGTCGGATGGTTTCAAAACGACGACGTAAAAGTAATGGCTGGGGGAAGAGCATAACTTACATAATAGTGTAAGTTTTGGTGGTGTTCAATTCGTGTGTGTCTATGTGTGGCAAGGGCTCCTGACATAAGGAAAATACCTTATAGACGGAGCCCTTGTTTGTTAAATCGCTATTAGTGTAGCCAAATAATTCAGTCAGTAGTATTTACCATTATGTCTTTTCAACAACGTCCATCAGGTCCAAACAATGTCGCCGAGTACCAAGCTTCGGGTTTGCCATTTGTAACACAGTCATCTACACCTAACACTGCAAGTGTACCAGGACATGTCTCCTTGCCGTTTGTTTCAAAGTTCTTTGAAGTTACAAACACTGGGACTGCCTATCTGGATGTTGGCTTTACAGCAAATGGAGTTCTTGGAACCAACAAGCTTACGCTTGCTCCTTCTGCAAGTTTTTCTGGAGAGTTGAGAGTCACAGACTTGTACTTTTACGCTGGTGGTACTGCTGCCCCATTTCAGCTTGTAGCTGGACTTACAGCAATTCCTGCTAAGAACTATTACATTCTTACTGGTGCTCTTGACATTTTCTCAGGAGCACAAGACAGCTATGGACAAAGAGGATTGGGTTATCTTGGACTTGGCTGATAGCCAAACAAGTCAATCGTTGTCTAAAAGACCTTTCCAGTCCAGCTTTCCCATATTATTCTGGCTTAGAACAAGTCTGATAGACGAAACAATGCTATGATTTTTCATCAGAGAATCAAATAGGCTCTTGTTCCAGAAGTTATCCTTATTTGCTTCAAATGCTTCCAGATTTTTTTCTGACCACTTTGCATATAACGCAATCAAATTTGGCTTTGTCATAGGTGTGCCAGCAATCTTGTCATATTCTACCAAGATACTTCTATCAATGAAGAAAACATTGTTAGTAGGTGCAGGCGCATCAGCAGGCAACTTGAAACTCTTTGGAAGTTCCTTTAGAATTGCCTCTACCTTTCTAAGGTTCTTTCCTATTTTTTTGATATTGATCAGCATGTCAGTGATTGCTTCAACATCTTTGTCTGACATTTCATAGTTTCTTGTAGTCATAATTGAATTATAATAACGTCTTCAGATAGCACGTCATCTGTTGTTAGAGGTTGTTCTTGTTGTTGATTGCGTGGAATATCTATTTCTAGATACAAAGGTTCTGGTTCCCACTCGATTGGAGCTTGTTGCCTTTTGAGTTTTTCAAGTTCGGTTGCTATGACAAACCACTCAGGAACTTCTTTAGACATTTTTCGATTTTCCAAATCTCTTGTGTAGAAAGTAAATTCGTATCACTGGCAGGGATTCCCACCACTTGTTTGGGTCAGTTCTCTCAAAGTATTCACCAGAAGATTCTTTCATGTGCACCTACCTCATATAAGATAACTATAGTGCACCTTTCATCATTTTGTAAAGATGTTCCTTTTGAATGTTTTCAAGGAAACTTGTAGGGTCTTCTAGGCTGTCTGGTCTTGGCTTTCCAATTTCCCAAATAGCTCCATCGTACACTTTGCCAACATACTGTTCAAAGTGAAGCATTGTCATAGGTCTGCCCTTCATTGTCTTGATGACCTTGGCAATGTTTCCACAGAATTGTCCTGTAAAAACCTTTTGACCAACTCGAAGGTGTGTAGGTTCGTAAACTTCTCCATAAACGTCTGTGTAGACTCCGTTGTACACATAGACTGCCCAGGTATCATTCCACCAAGGAGAGCCTACAACAGCCCCTGTGAAGCGTTCTACGGCTATGATTTCACCATACCTCAAGAACCTAATTGGAGTACCTTCGGGCAGGTAGATGTCAACCCCACAGTGAATATCATGTTTCCGAACAGAAGCAAACGAACCAGGTTCATCATCCGAGTTTGGAATATGAAACGGAATGTCACAAAGTGGATTCATTGTTATTTATTGATATTTAGAGTACCAACGAAAATACCGATCGCTGCAACACAAACAAGTACCCATCCAGATAACATGAAAATGATTGACATCAAAATGTTGTAGGGTGGTTAGAGTCTTTATTTTTTTGATCTTTTGTAGGAAGCCATGACCTAACAGTGTTTAGGTTTTCTTTGAAGTTGACAACAGAACTGGTAAAAGAGCTTACTATCACTACGCCTATAGCAATAATGTCAAGCGCTACCGTCAGGAAGTAGCCAGCGGCAGGACTTTCTATAAGCGGACTGACCCCTGTGGCAATGTAGCCTATGATTTGTAGGTTGTAGTAGCCAAACATTGCAAGCACAAAAAGGCTTATGGTGCCAAGAAAAAGTAAGCTTATGAGCGCAGTAAACTTTTTCTTCATGTCACTTGTCTCGTTTGATGATAAAGCCAGTATTGATGTCATAGGGCGATACCTTTACGGTAACCTTGTCTCCTACAACAACGTTGATTTTATACTGTCGCATCTTACCAGAGATGCGTGCCAAAACAGTGTGGTCTGGAGCGTTATCAATGAGGATTGTAAAAATTCCTCGACCAGCTACAGTTACGGTTCCGGTGAGTTCTAGGTGATTATCTTTTGACAAAATTTGTTTTCTTGTTTTGAGTGATTGAGCTTTTGTGCATACACTAAGTATAACACACACTTGACAGCTTCTATAGTGAATATAGAAATTGGTACTTCCAGAGGGAATCGAACCCTCATTCACTGGTTTAGAATCAGCTACTCTAGCCGTTGAGTTATGGAAGTAATATGGGAATTTTTGATTCCCAAGTTTTTTATTCTTTGTTGTTTTCGTTGAAGCCCTAAGCAAGCCACAAAAGAATTGCGTGTTTCATTCTTGATTCAAGTGGAATCTTTTCAAGATCTTTCTCATATCTTTGAAGAATATGATGAAACCTATATCTGATTGTCCAGTCCCACACACTTTGATCAAACTTTGAATATTCAAGAAGTTCTTCAACCAACTTCTCAAGTTTTGGCACGTTGTTTACCATCGAAACAGTGTCTTTGCAATTTGGCTCAACTTGGTTATATGGAATTCCTTTGATGAACCCTGTTGCTACATTCAACATTCTAGCCTCTATTGAAAGATGGGCTTCAATGCTTGTAATGCCTCCGACACGCATTAGGTTGATTGCATATGTGCGACCAAACTCATCTGTGATTTTGTACGGGACGTTTCCATACCTTTCACGTAGTCTTCTTGCTCTTGCTACTTTGGTTCTTCTTAGCTTGCGCTGTCTTTTAATCTCTTCTGAGATTCCCTTGACTTTAACCTTGAAGTCAGTTCTGTTGAACAGTTCTCTTTCAAAGGTGCCTTTTTCAAGGTGTCTTTTGTAATTCTCTAAGTCTCGTTCTGTCATTTTGATATTTTCCATTGTCATTCTCTTTTCTGTATTTGTTGTCACAAGTCGTTTTGGTGAATTGGCAATCAAGAAAGGAGGTCCACGAATGGAAAATATTAGATGGTGCTAAAAGTGTTGAGATTTGCAGGTCATAGTAGTAGTCTTCTTACAAGTAGAAAAAATGTTCACTATTCTTTTGAAGGAATCCGAATATCGGACAACCAAGGGAGTTCCGAGTAGCTATACCGTTCACCATACAAGCTCGGAGGGAGCGTTGGGAACAGGTTCTTCATCCGTTCAAGAAACGGTGCCTCAAAGGCATCAAGCTTGGCTTTGTGAGCCTCACAGACGAGAGCATTGGCTTCACGCACAGCCTGGTTTTCTGCGAGCTTACGCTCAAGCTCAGGCTTCAATCCTTCTTTGACAAGCTTGCGCTCAAGCCTCTCATGCAGGAAGTGTGGCATTTGCTGAAGGTTGCAACGATTCTTGCTATCAAAGTCCCTGCGGGCATCCTCGGCTTCCTTGATAATCAAGTTTGCTGCGTCACAAACTGCAATGGCTTCTGCTTCCGAAGAAACAACGAAAAGCTGTTTCCACCAAGAATCAGAATATTCTCCACCTTCGACATAAATTCCAAATAGACTATCCATTGGCTAACCATCTTTCTCGCTTGTTATCAGCAATTTGCTGAATCATTGCCTTGTACCCAATTTCTGAAATGCTAAGCCTTGGAAACCACTCCTTGTGGAAGTAGTGGCTCAGTCTTTCATAGTTTGGATGATTTCTGTTGAACTGCTCAAAGTCCTTGCAATTTTGAATCTTGTCTGCCCTGAGAAGTCTTGCAACCTCCAAGAGAGGTCCAAGGTAGATTTCTTCTGGTGCCTTCACCGGATGACGTGGCAAGTGTGCATTGGCAACATGCCTGTATTCCATAGCAATTACTACAGCTTCTTGGTCAAATCTCGACCTTGTGTCATAGAAACGCTTGAGTTCTTCATCTTGCTGAAAGAGAGGATGTAGACAAAAAGCCTTTTGGCAAACCAAACTACCAGGAAACTGAGTTTCCAAAATGAAGATGCCTTCATTGATATGGTTCATGTAAGGAACTCTAGAGCGATTTGCCCTACGAGTACCATAGTACTCAGAGATTGCTCGATATTCTTCTGAATTTTCGATTGTCATTCTACTAGATTTCTATATTCTTCAAATGCAGCGATAACTTGATCGGAAGTGAAATTCTTGTTCACCTCAAAGGATTTGCCTCGTGTTGAAACAATGATTCGCCAATCTCCGTTTACAGGATCGGTCCAACCGTAGTTGATTTCACATCCCCTGTAGTACCAATCGTGCTTTCTTCCAAACTTCTGCTTGAGATATGTACTGCAAGCCTTGAATCCACTCGGGATTTTATTACAGTGCTCGTGATAGCTAGTGATAAATCTCATGTCTCTTGTAGTGTTTGGAACGTTCATCCAAGACGTCAGGCGTTCATCTGTCATGCATTTTTCTAAGGTCATTTTGCTTCACTCATTCATTTTTCTGATGGTAAGTTCAAGCTCATCTACTTGTTTTGGTGAGAGATTGTACGTTGAAATAATCAACTTGATCTCTTCCTTAGTCAAGTCTGCACAATTTACTTGAGCATGAGAAAGTCCTTGAAATGAAGACTTGCCAAGAAACCATGTCTTTGGTCCATAGTTCCACATTCCCAATGGAGAGAAGAATGTAATGACTGGTAGTAGTATGCCGAGCGGAATAATCCAAAATGGATTTAGAAGAAATAGCTTCCATGTTGGAAGCATTCCAAGCTCTTCTCTGCGTTCCTTTGAAAACAGAGAGAAAAATCTCTTTTCGGAGTTATACGAAACGCAGTAACCGAAAATGAAGTAAATCGAGTAGATAAATAGAATTTTACTCATCACAGTCATCAGTTGAATTCCGTTCCATTCTTACGCAAAAGGTAACTCTCAGATACGCTCTTTAGCTGAAGACGATTCCCAGGAAGGTGGTTGCACCGCATCTCAAGTCGTGGACGGATGACAATGCCTTCTCGGATATGCCTTGCTTTACCAGAAACTGTCTCGTGACCGTCGGTGTGTTGAAGCATTACCGCTTTACAGAAAGGTCCACGATAAAGGACAGGAACACGAGTGAGCCCAAGCTTGTCACAATTGTCAGAAAGTTCGATGTCATCATTGTACTTGCCCTTTCCTGGTTCTCCGACGTAAATGTCAAAAACCCTAAAACCGATCGAGTCATCATTGCCAGAATTGGCGTCGTATGTCAAGTCCTGAATGCCAGAACCAAACACTTCTCCAAGAATGAAGACAGGTCCATCCTTTTCTACGTCAAAAACAGAGCGCACTCGTGCAAGAATATCTAGACTCTTTGCTACACGCATGTAAGTGTTGCGCTTATTGGCTTCATTGTCCTTCATGATGAGGCTACGCCCACCAAGACCCTTGGAAGTTACAGCAAGGTGTCCAGCATCAACAGTTTGTAGTCGATCTGGCAAAACACCCAACTGACACCAGGTGCCATGAAGCTTTTCTGTGAAAACAACTTCCGTTCCATCGGGAATTTCACCTGGGTAACGCTTGTAGTTCTCAATGTCATAGGGAACAGTGCGTCCAGCACCTGTGCAGACTTCACCAGCAAGTGCAGCAGGAACAGGCGGCTCCCATTTCCTAATCTGGAGTTCTTCGGTTACGTCGTCACCAAGGTTCCAGTATTCTCGTGCAGGATACACAAGCCCCTGAGATAGCACTCCACGAAGCCTGATAGCCTTTACACGGTCATTCTTTGGACCAGATAGCTTGCCATCCACCCCAAGCTCCTTTTGAAGCCATAGAGGTACTTCGGAAGCTTCTGGAATGTAGGCAACCAAATCACCATCCTTGAATAGACCAGTGGTCACAATGGATGAATAATCACCAACCTTGACAAGCTCTAGACGATCTGCACCAGGATGAGGCTCAATTGAAATTTTTTCTACTGTTACTTTGAATGTTGACATTTGTCTACGATAGCATACTCAGAATATTTGATAAACTGAATATGATGAATTCAACGCTTGAAAGGATTTGCCCAAGAAAGAGCCTTAGTGTCATTAACACTGATAGTCTTCACACGAGGACAACGAGGAGGAGCATTGTCAATCAGAAAGTAAACCCAAGCCTTGACCGTCTTGTTTTCATTCAACAGACGTACATCAACTTGCTCACGATTGTAAAAAACTCCATTGCTTTCCAAGCGATCAAGATTGCGCATCGTGTTTCGATTCACTGCGTACACTTCGCCATGAATCACATTTTCACCATTCTTGACACAAGCTGGATATGCACGAAAAGATCCCATGTCATATGCAGCATCAACGGTCACACTCTCAGAAACCAATCGAGAACTTCCAAGAACCGAATGGTTTCCAAATCCCTTCTTCAAGGAACCGTAAACAAAAACCAAAGACTCAATGTAGTGCTCACTTGCAGACTTAGGCATAGGCTCCAACTTGACAGAGATTGTGTAATCACTCTTGTTTGGCATTCATTTAATATAACATAATTCGGTCCATTTCTAAACCGAATTAGTTATATTTCTTAAGTTAGTCAGACCACTTGAATCTAGGGTCATAATTGACCTTGTCAAGCTCACGCTGGAGCTTACGGTCACGACGAGTCACATATCCCTTGAAACCATCATTAGAAACACGACTAGGAATCGCAGGGCTGAGACGATAACGACTGCCATTTCCCTGACTAAGAAGATGACGATCTAGCTCATGAGCAGCAGGAGTCTTGTACTTGGGAAGTCGATGACCAGCATCAAAAGAGTAGTCGTTAGATGCCCAAGTAGAATCATCAAGCCACAAACCAGCCTCTTGGTTGAAGATTTCGAATCGACCTTCATCCGTCAAGAAAACCATTCGGTTCCAAGATTCGATCTTCTTCTTCATGTTTGTCTGAACGTACTCAGAGAACAAAACTTCATCAGGATTCTTCTTGCCTCGCAATACCTCAAAAAGGTTGCTAGCAAAAGCTTGCGTGTCACTTCGTTCCTTTTCCTTCTTAAGGAACATGAAAGTACCATTGTGAACCATCCAAATGTCTCGACCATTCAAGTCCTTAGATGAAACCTGAAACGGATGACACTGAGTTAGAGTCTTAGAACCACGAGTCACATAACGAAGATGCATGCACCAGGGAATACCCTCAAGAGTCTTGAGTGCAGTCCACACTTGATCAAAAGTGAAAAGTCCATGCTTCGTCTTCACTCGACCATCAGCAACCCACATGACACCAAAGCCATCAGGGTTGTTTAGGTGAGCAACACGAAGCTTTTCCTTATCAGGAAGCTTGCCTTCCTTGCTTAGAATGATGATACACATTTTAGTGAAAAACCTCGGTCTTCTCAAGAAGACCAGAACGAATCAAATCGAAAACAAAAACGTCACTTTCATAGGAACGAATCACATGACCAAGATTCCATGCACGCTTTGCATAGTTGTCCATATAGTCTTGGTTTGACATAGACTCAGAACCAGGCAGGAAGTAAGCAGCCTTCCTAAGAGAGTCAACAAACATGTCGTCATTTTGACACGTTGTTGACCAACCAGTTAGCTTGTAAGTGTAAACCCTAGACATATCAGTCTGCAAACTCCATGGCTCGCTCGACATAGTACGAACGGATTTCGTTCGAAAGACCAAAGAAGGGTTCAAGCTGAATCGTGTTACGAAGCACATAAGCATTCGTAACAACAACACTAGGACGGTCAGCAGCAGGAGTAGCAGCCTGCTCAACGGCACCAACCTGGCTGATTCGGTAGGAGTAGTTACCACGAGTACCAGTCCGACGAATCAAGTTGGGATGCGCCTGACGAAACTGCGAAAGCATTGCAGCAACCGAAGCTTCCGACGTATTCAGCTGATACGCAAGCGTATCCATGCAACGACTACCAGTCAGCAGAAGGTTCCAGAGCTTAGCCTTCTTCGAACCGTTACGATAAGGGTTCGAACCAGGAGCCGTACCAACGGTGGCACGAGGAGGACGACCTCGACGACGTGCAGGAGGAGCCTCGACAACCGAGTTAGTAGCAGCAACCGCTTGACGCTGGGCAGCAACCGTCTGATTCACGAAGTTCACGCAAAAGGTAGCCCAATTGCAAATCTTCGATGCATTCACCGAACCCGAGTGATGACGAAACTCCACGGTTCCGTGACGAAGATAAGCCTGCGGATTCACCTTAAGGTAACGGTCACGAAAGGTGGAGTTGCACAATGCGTTCATCGTACCAGGATCAATAACATCGAATCGACCCATGTAGTAAGACGACATCGACTTACAAAAGTAGTTGTTGTTTGCACGACGACTCTTAGGAATGATGGCGTCAATCTTCGACTCATTATAGCCATAACGACGAATCACGGTGAGAATCTCAGAAGCCGAAAGGTCCCGCGCACCCACATGGACGTGAAGACCACACGTCTTGTTGACGGTGCAACCAGCAGCAACCAAGGCATTGCAAGCCTTGCGAAGTTGACCCAAACCATCCTCGCCACTAAGAATGGGCGAAACTAGTTCATAACCCTCGCCGCCTTCGATCGAACCATCGGTTACGATCTTCCAATGCGGAGTCGTGGAATGAGTGTAACCCGAGTATTGCACAGGGATTTCCACACGAGAAAGCTCACGCTTGACAGCCTCAAGGTTGCCAAGAAACTCAATCTCAACACCAAAGGTACGGTTCGTGGAAGGCATTTGTAGAATCTCTTTTTTTGAGTAATCTAGAAGTTTGGATTTGAGAGAGATAACTTGCTAGGTGTTACCCTCATCTCTTATTATCAATATACCATATTCAAACGCGACTTTATACCAAATTCAAACTTAAATGATAAAACCCCAAAACCTTAGTGATTTCAGGGCTTTAGAAGCTTCAAATATAAGCGGTTTTAAGGAATCGTACGAAAAACTAATGGTTCGATGTACGTTTTCCTGACTGGGTAGTCATGAATTGGGTCCTCGTCGCAAGAGAGAAAGACAAATGACAGATTCAAGGCAACCACAGCAAGCCCAACTAGAATGGCTCCAGTCAAAATTTCTGTTAATGTTTGCATGAATCTTTCAATGTCCATTGGACCCTCAGTAGTCATCCGCTGTGAATACTAGCTTGGACTTCTCACCAAGCGTAGGATCAGCAGAAACAGAACCCTTGTCAAACTTCTCAAACTCAGAAAACCACTTAGGTTTTACCTTAGTGCCATCTTCCAAGTCAGCAGGCTTGTCTGCATAGGAATAGACGATAGGAAAGTCAAAATAGGTTGGTAGAGCTTCTTCTGCCTTGATCACATCATAGACTTCTACAATCATCGTGAGAGGCACGTGATGGCTAAAGCGAACATTGTGAACCAGGTCAGGTGAACCATGAGAACGAAGGAACTTGTTTTTTGTGGATGCAAGAGTCATGATAGTTTCTTTCAGAAGGTTGTTGGCTTGTGTGATTCCGTGGAATTGGAGTCAGCCTTGGTAGCAAAAATAGTTTTCCAAAAACAGGAAAAGCAGAATTTCAGAAAGCGTGTTGTGATTTTAATACACATAATTGGTCCAAAGATTGGAAACAAAATACCAAATGCAAGCATGTTGAATTTTGCGTTCTCTATGC